GAAAACGGTCATGATCGTGATGGATTAGGTTCAGAAGAGAATTATTTCTGGAAAACAGCGAAAGAACGCAAAAAAGACATCATTGATATCAATGTAGGTGCTGGAGGCACTGATAATATGGGTCTAGACTTTTATAATACAGACTTTACTGGTGGAAACATAGAAATTTCAATCGATGAACCACCAGAATTGGGATGAAATGAGTGAGCATCTGATACTCGATGTCTACGATGGCTATTTTGATGACTTAAATAGTCCAAATTTCCTTCGTGACATCTTCACTCGTGCGATTTTGAAGTCGGAGATGACAATATTAAATGAATATACACATAAATTTAGTCCATGTGGTGTTACATCTCTTTTTGCACTTGCTGAGAGTCATGTTTCTTGTCATACTTGGCCTGAATTTGGTCGTTTGAACGCAGATTTCTTCACTTGCGGCGAAAAAGACCCCAGAATTTGTGCTAAATACATTATTAACGCTTTAGATTCTGAAAAATATCGAATTCGTGTCGTAAAAAGATAAAAAAAGTGGTATAAATAAAAACAGCAAACTAATTGTGTAAATAGTGGCTTCTAGGGCATTCAAAGATATCAATTTATCCTTCAAACGTCATCCTGTGACGAATGATGTGGTAGTGATTCGTGACGAAGATGCGATTAAAAGGTCTGTTAAGTGACGAAGATGCGATTAAAAGGTCTGTTAAGAACATAATTTTTACAATTCTTGGTGAAAAACCATTTGAACCCAATTTTGGCTCAGTAATCAACGAATCTTTGTTTGATTTAAATACATCATTGAATGAAATACGAGTTGCAGATGAAATTTCTGCTTCTCTACGCAATTATGAACCAAGAATCAGTAATATTGATGCAACAGTCACTGTTGCACCTGATACAAATGAGATGAATTGTACAGTTCAATATGAAATAGTTGGTTTATCCACACCACCACAAGAAGTGGACGTTCTTCTTTTCCCTGCTAGACTATAATGGCTTTCGGACAATACGTTAATTTAGATTTTGATCAAATTAAATCGTCTATCAGAGATTATCTGAGGGCAAATACTAATTTTACTGATTATGACTTTGAAGGGTCAAACCTTTCGATAATTATTGACGCATTAGCATATAATACATATACAACTGCCTATAATACAAACATGGCAGCAAATGAGTGTTTTCTTGACTCTGCGACACTTCGAGAAAACGTTGTTGCATTGGCAAGAAACATTGGTTATGTTCCAAGATCTCGTAGATCTGCAAGAGCAAAGGTATCTTTCATTGTAAGTGGTCTTCTAGAGACTTCAACTATTACATTGAACTCTGGCATCGTTTGTAATGGTTCTGGCGAGAATACTAACTACATATTTTGCATTCCAGAAGATATTACAGTTCCTGTTACAAATGGTGTTGCAGAATTTAGTAATATTGAAATATATGAAGGTGCTTTCATAACACAAAGTTTTACTGTTGATACTTCTTTGTTTAATCAGAAGTTTATTCTTGATAATTCATTTATTGACACATCAACTATTAAAGTTAAGATTAAACCAGACTCAACAGCGACTTCCTCCGTTACATATCAACAAATTGATAACATAATTGGTATCACATCCACATCAGCATCTTACTTATTACAAGAAATTGAAGATGAAAGGTATGAATTAATCTTTGGCGACAATGTAATTGCTAAAAAGTTATCAAATGGCAACGTAGTTACAGTTTCTTATATTGTAACTGATGGAAGAGAAGGAAATGGTGCTTCAGAATTCAGTTTTGTAGGAAATATTACAAATCAAGATGGTGGATCAATCAATCCATCGCTTATTGGTCTTGTTTCAACGGAAGAAAAGTCAAGAGACGGTGATGAAATCGAATCAATATCATCAATTAAGTATTATGCACCTCGAATTTACTCTTCTCAGTATCGTGCAGTCACATCATCTGACTATGAATCAGTTTTAGGTTACATTTATCCAAATGTCGAGTCTGTGACCGCTTTTGGTGGTGAGGAAATGAGTCCTCCTCGTTTTGGAAAAGTTTTTATATCAGTCAAACCTCGAAATGGTGATTTTCTTTCTGATGAAACAAAAAGAGAATTAGTTCAAAAATTGAAGAATTATGCAGTCGCTGGTATTGTGCCAGAGTTTATCGATTTGAAATATTTGTATGTTGAATTACAAACAAATCCATATTATAATCCAAGTTTGAATGATGATTCAGAAAATCTTAAAACTGGTGTTTCAAACGCATTAACACAATATTCAAGATCAATTGATGTGAATAAATTTGGTGGTAGATTCAAATATAGTAAAGCAGTGTCATTAATTGACAGTATTGACTCATCAATCACTTCAAATATCACTCTTGTGACGATTCGACGTAATTTAAAATCAGTCATAGGTCAATTTGCTCAATATGAAGTTTGTTATGGTAATATGTTCCATACTCAAGAAAGTTCATATAACATAGTTTCAACAGGATTTACAATTGAAGGTGTGACAGGGACTGTTTACCTTGCTGATGAAGTAATTAATCGTGAAAAGGGTCGAATATTCTTCTTCACATATACTGAAGGTGGAACTCCAAATATAATTAAGAAAAATGCTGGAACAGTTGATTATATACATGGTGAAATTCTTATAGATACAGTGAATATACTTTCAACAGTGATTGCAAATAACGTAGTTGAAATTCAAGCAATTCCGCATTCAAATGACATTGTTGGTCTTCGTGATCTATATGTTAAGTTCGATATGACAAACACAACAATTAATATGATTCAAGATTTAATCGCATCTGGTGAAAATACCTCTGGATCAAGATTTGTTCACACTCATAGTTATTATACACCAACTTATACGAGAAAATCAAACTCTCCAGTAACTACTGGTAGTGCGCTTTTACCTTCAACAGCTTCTTCAACTGCAACAACCACCACGTCAGGTGGAACTTATGCTACATCAAACACAACTTCATCAAGCACAAGTTCAAGTGGATCTTCATCATCTAGTTCTAGTTCTGGCGGCGGATATTAATGATAGACACCTCAATACAAAGAGTTGAAATAAATCAGGTAATTGAAAATCAGTTACCTGAGTTTGTGCAGTCAGAAAGTCCACTTTTTGTGGATTTTATGAAACAATATTATATTTCCCAAGAGTATCAAGGTGGATCTATAAACATTGCTGAAAATTTAGATCGATACACTAAATTAAAAACATATGTTGGCGCTGCACTTACTGAATATACTGGACTAACAACAAATACAGAATCATATTCCTCTACAATTTTTGTAGATTCAACACATGGGTATCCAAGTAAGTATGGATTGTTAAAAATAGATGATGAAATTATAACTTACACTGGTATTGGAACAACATCTTTTACTGGATGTATTCGTGGATTCAGTGGCGTTGATGCGATGGATCAACCTATGAGGCCAGATTTATTATCGTTTAATACAACTGTAGGTGCATCTCATACTGGTGGTTCAAAGGTTCATAATTTATCAAATCTTTTTATTCGTGAGTTTTTTGATAAACTTAAAACAACCTTTGCAAGTGGTTTTGAAAATCGTAAATTAGACAGTGATTTAGATCAAGTTAAATTTATTCGACATATTAAAGATTTTTATAAAACAAAAGGCACAGAAGAATCATATAAGATTTTATTCCGAGCATTATATGGTGAAGAAGTTAGTATTATCAAACCATCTGAGTTTTTAATTAAACCATCTGATGCAGATTATGGATTTGCACAGGATTTTGTAGTTAAACCAATTACAGGTGATCCACGAAATCTTAAAGGATCAACACTCTTTCAAGATGCTGATGAAGATGATGCTAATATTCGTGGTGCTTCTGGTGCGATATCAGATGTCAAAGACTTTGTATATGGTGGAGAACATTATTATCAGATAAGTGTAACAAAAGACTCAATTGATGGTAATTTTATAGTTCCAGGCAGAACTCGTGTTACAGATCCTGTATCAATTGGTGCAACAGTTATTACAGTTGATACTACAGTTGGATTCCCTACAAGTGGTTCTTTATCATTGCCAACAGCGAGTGTTGCTGGTGTTGTGACTTATACAGGTAAAACTGCAAACCAATTTGTAGGAGTAAACACTTCTGTTGATGTTTTAAGTATTGGTGACGATGTAAGATACAATAATGTTGCGTATGGATATTCTTTTGCAAGTAGTACAAATAAGATAGAAGTTCTAGTCACAGGTGTTTTAAAAGATTTTCCAATACCTGATGAAACTTTTTACTTTAACAAAGGCGATAAAGTCAAAGTTGGTTCATTTGGTATTAATAAAAGTTCAGAGGATAGTAATTTTGGATCATATGTTTATAACACTGCTGTTAAATTTACTCCAAAAACAGTTGTTAGACAATCAAGTAGTAGTTTCAATATCATTACTCTTTCCGATCATGGATTTTTAGAAGAGGATACCATTGAAGTTTTAGATGGTCAATCCACCTTAGTTGCTGTTGGTCGTGTTTTAAGTGTTATAAACAGTTCATCATTTGTATTAGGTGATTTGCCTGGCGTTGGTATAAACAATTTTGCATTTATAAGAAGAAGATTAAAGAGGGGTAATAGTTCTCTTCATGACAATATTACAAAATATACAACTGATGTTCAAAATGTCTATGATCATGACAGTGATAATAAATTTGCATTACCTCCACACCCCCATGCATACGTTGCTGCACCATCTATTCCAAGTTTAGGTAATGAACCTATAGTTGCACCAGATCGTTCTGTAACATGGACTGGCGCCACTGGCGGCGACGTTATACAGTTAATACAGGTTACAGAGGGTGCATCAGATCATGGATTCTATTCTGGTGAGGTTGTTACATATAACGCAATTAGTGGTTTCTTAGGTTCGTTAATTGATGGAAAAAATTATTATATAAGTCGTATAGATTCTAACAATATTCGTCTTGCAAACTCCTTACCTGATCTGGTAAATGGAGATTTTGTAGATGCAACAGGAGATGGAACATTTAAAATCTCAGTTCCTGATTTAGCAAATAAAAAACTTGAACATCAAAAATTATTAAAGAGATTTTCTCTGAATCCAGTATTTGATGGGGCAAGGCGTGAGACAGCGCCAGGCACCACTGGCATGCTTGTAAACGGTACAGAGATATCAAACTATAAGTCAGGTGATGTTATCTTCTTTGGAGGTGTTGAAACCATCGATGTTTTGGAAGGTGGTTCTGAATATGATGTCATTACCCCACCAAAAGTTAGTCTTGAAAGTTTAACTGGTGCTGGTGTAAGTGCAACAGCAAATATTAAAGGTCAGTTTGAAAGAATCGATATCATAGATCCAGGCTTTGATTATACTGCACCACCTAAGATTGAGATTAGTGGTGGTAATGGTCAAAATGCGATTGCAAGGGCGAGATTAAAACAAGTTGATCATTTTATGGATTTTGATGCATCATCAACAGGTAATGCAATCAGTATTTCAGAAGATACTATTGGTTTTGGAACATTTCATAAGTTCCGTGATGGTGAAGCTGTAATCTACAAAACATTTAATACTGGTGCGATTGGTATTGCAAGTGCTGGTATTACTACGACTTTAATTCAAGAAACACCAGATCAAAGACTTGTTGATGAATCTGTTTATTTTGTATCTAGGGTTAGCAGTACAACCATCAAACTTGCAAATAAACAAAACGATGCTTTAACTAAATCAAACTTAATCAACCTTACTGGATTTGCTGATGGTACACAAAGATTTCAAAGTTTAAATAAAAAGCTTGTATTAGGTCAAATTATTATTGAAAACCCAGGCGAAGGATATGAAAACAAAAGAAGATTAGTTCCCACTGCTGGAATCAACACATATTCTGATTTTATAGAATATAAGAGTCATGGATTTAAAGATGGTGAATTAATTCGTTATTCAAATAATCTTGTTAAGATTGGTGGTTTAGATACAGATCAAGATTATTATGTTTTAAAAGTAAGTGATAACCGTTTTAGACTTGCAGCTGCTGGTATCGGAAGCACTCTATCAAATTTAAATTACCTATCAAAACAATTTGTTGGAATGACTTCGGTTGGTTCTGGAGATCATATATTTAATTATCCTCCAATTAAAGTTAATGTTAAGGGCACTATTGGAATCAATACATCACATCCAGAAAATTATCATGCGATAGTAAATCCAATCGTAAGGGGTTCAATAACATCAATTAATGTTGAGAAGCCTGGCCTTGGCTATGGTAACAATTCTACATTTAACTTTAGTATTCCACCCCAAGTTCGTGTCTCTTCTGGATCATCATCAGAATACAAAGCTATTGTAACTAATGGCAAAATACAGTCCGTGATTGTGACTCGTTCTGGCTCAGATTATACATCCACACCTGATTTAGAAATATTAGGTGATGGAGCTGGTGCTAAAATTATATCATCTATCAGTAATGAAAGAGTTGACAGAGTTATTATTGATAATGGTGGTGTTGGATATACAACTGCAAGTGTTAGTGTTCAAGAGATTATTCCTGGCACTGGTGCGATTTTCTTACCAAAAATTAAATCTTGGGCGGTTAATAATGTTAAAAGATATGAAGATATATTCTATGAAGATGATGGTTTCTTATCAAGAGGTGATAACGACGAAGGTATTAAATTTACATCATTCTATGCACCAAGAGGTCTTAGAAAAATACTTAAACAAAAGAACAGTGATGGAACAATTGACTATACTTCAAATGACTTAAATATTTTAAACAATGCAGAACAAGTATCTTTAAATCATTCACCTATCATAGGATGGGCCTATGATGGTAATCCAATTTATGGCCCTTATGGATATGAGCGTAAGGATGGTGGTATTGTAAAACTCATGAGGTCTGGTTACTCTCTTAAAACAACGAGAGAAAATGGCCCTCCAATATCCACCTTCCCTCTTGGATTTTTTGTTGAAGATTATGAATATCTTGGTAATGGTGATTTAGATGAAAATAACGGTAGATATTGTATCACTCCAGATTATCCAAAAGGAACTTTTGCTTATTTTGCAACAATTAATCCAAGTGAAAATGAAACAAGTGGAACATTTAAAAACTTCCGTGCTCCAGTATTCCCATACCTAATTGGTGATAACTATGCTGCAAAACCAGATGATTGGAACTTTATTGAAACTAACAATCAGGANTTAGATTTAAATACTCTAAACTTAAGGAGAAATACAAATCCATACAAAATTGATGGTTCTGGTGCAGATTATGANGGAATACATGATAGTCGTAAGTTAGTTGANCAAGAAATAGAAGTTAATTATGCCTCTGCTGGTAGAATCAATCAATATGAAATACTAAGCGCTGGATCTGGTTATCAAGTTAAAGATGATCTTCAAGTCACAAGTACAGGAAAAGGAAATGGATTTTCTGGTGAAGTATCAATAGTAGAGGGAAAAGAAATAATATCGATTGCATCAACTGTCGTTAAAATTGAAAATGTAGTATTTACATATGATAGGTCAAGTGGAGATGTAACTGGATTATCATCTCA